TCACATATTTTGGATTGCATTATATACTTCATCTTTCATCTTCTTAGTGATATGCAAGTATATAGATTCAGTCACTTGACTGTTCTCATGTCCAACTCGAGCTTGAATTGAATAGAGTGGCAATCCCATCTCCGCAAGCTTTGATATATGCGTGTGTCTGAATATGTGAGTGGAGATGTTCTTGTCGATGCCAATGCGTTCTCTATGTGTCCGTAGGAACGCATTCACAGCTGTGATTGTTAGTGGGGTGTGTTTGGATGTGGTGAAGATGAATCCTTGCTTGTTGCCCTCTAATTCTTCAATTTGAGCAAGAATCTCGATGCATCTATTTGGGAGCGAGACAGAACGAATCGATGCGGTCGTCTTTGGAGATGTGCTCGCATAAACATCCTTGATTTTCAATTGATGGTATTCTAGCGTTGAAGATACGTGTGCAATTGGTGGATTTGAATCCAAGTCAATCTTGTCCCATGTGAGTGCAAGAGCTTCACCAGCTCGCATTCCTGTCATATACATCCATTCGAAAAACATCGCATATCTTAGATTGATTTTGCGAGTGTATTCAATCAAACGATTGTATTCGTCATCCTCCAAGAATTTATTGGGATTTTTCTTAGATTCTGTTCGGACTTTATATTCGATGATGCAAGCTTCAATTGGATTCGTCTCGATGTATCCATTTTTTACAGCATATTGGAATAATTTATTCAAACGTGACTTATAAGTCGATGTTGTTTGATTCGCTAAATTCTTTTGATACAAAAGAAAATCAAAAAATCGATTCAAGTCTTGAGTTGTGATTGTAGTGATAATTCTCTTTGAATCAATGAATTCTTCAAACTCTTCATATTGTCTCTCTACGGACAAGAATGTGGTTCGCTTCACGTTCTTCTTATATATTTTCTTGTACTCCTCTATGACCGAATGAATCGTTCGACTATCTGTCACCACATTCCCAAGTTCTTTTTGAATGGCATTCGCAAGCATCTCTTGAGCTCTCTTCCTAGTCTCACGAGTCTTGTTGTTGAACGTAACGGATTTTCTACGCCATTTATCAAAACGAGGGTCATAGAACTTCTCACAATAGCGATAACTGATGCCATCCTTCCCGTGTCGTTCCTCTATATACATAATAAACCTCCTATAAAAGAACCTTTCCAATTACTGATACTTTATCAGCATCCACAACTATATCCTCATACTTTGGATTCTCAGACTTGAGAATAACATTCTTCCCATCACGATAGAGATACTTGCACGTAACTCCTTCATCTTCAACTCGAACGATAGCAACTTCGCCATCTTCAACAATTGGTTGATATCTTAGATATACTTCAGAGCCTTTCTTGATTACAGGCTCCATCGAATCCCCTGTGATTCGAACCAATTCATTTGCACCATTTGGAACAATCGAAGAGGGAAGTACGCCCATTTCAGCATCTACATCATCCACATGAATCATGGATCCGGCAGCAGATTGACGACCACGAACGAGATACACCACTTTCTCTTCTTGGATTCCATTTTGTTCGTCTAGTTGATGCGAAGCGAATTCGTATACTTTAGATTGTCGTTTGGAGTCTAGTTTGTTGTAAATATCTAACAAATCATTATTTGAAATTTTAATTCCCAACAAATATTCAGAGCTTACTCCTAAAGTATCAGCGAATAAATTTATCTTATTGATTGGTAATTGTCTACTTTTATTGAAATATCTCGAGATGGAAGATTTTGGCAAATCCAATTTTCTAGCGAATTCGCTCAAGCTCCATCCTCTTTGATTGCATAAGTCGATAATAATATCAACAATTTCGGAATTTGTTCTCATGGTTTTGAAGCTCCTTCTTTTGCTTTATTTATGCGATTATTATAGCATTAACGTTCCCAAAAAGAAACATTTTTTATTTTTTTTAATATTAAGTGTTGACAAACGGGAACGCCAATGCTATTATTAGGACACGGTTAAGAAATTAGTCGTACAAAACACGAAAAAGAGTCACACAAACGCAACATACATTAGAGGAGGTGATGGAAGTTTGAAAAAGATTTTATTCAACCCTAACCGTTTGAAAGCCGAACGAATTGCAAGAAATCTCTCTCAAGAAGAGGTGGCGATGAAGTTAGGCAAAAATCGAACTTGGTTGGCAAAAAGAGAGAATGGGAATGTGGATGTGGGTGCTGATGATTTAGCAGCTATTGCAACAGTATTAAAAGTTGATGATTTGTCAATTTTTTTTACATAAAGCGTTCCCGAAAAGCAACGATATAAGGAGGGAGCATGAACAAGAAGATTATTTCAAAGAAAGAATTCCAAGAAATGTATCCAAGATACAACACGGAATCCAAATGGAAGACCATCGTGAACCGAATCAAAGCGAGCGAATATGCTGATGCTTATGTACGGATCTCACGAAACGATGTAAACATCAACATCGATTTGTTTGAAAGATTCCTCGAGCTTGAAGGAATCAATTGGGCGAATCGATATGGAACTAAGATGACAAGAACAGAATTCGAAAGGAGATTGGCATAGATGAGACGAAAGAGAAAAACAAGAGTGCGATTCATTCCATTGATGAGATGGATGCTTCAATGGTACATCCTATCGTTTGGACTCATTATCGCAATGATGAGCATCGTGCTCTTAGTTGGAAAGGCGGTTGAGCAGCACGAATCAAAAGTGAATCTAATTAGAAGTGGACAATATGTGGAGCCCGATTTTCAAGACACATGGAAAACAAAGGAGGAAAAGAAATACTAATTCATGCCAAAACGAAAAGCGAAAACAAAAAAGCCGATGAAACAATCACCGACTTTCTAAAATAACTAACTACATTATAAAAATAAATTAAGGAGAAATCAATGAGTAAAGCGACTAAAAAAGAAAAAGAATTTGTCATCTTATTACTAGAGTTGATTAAACAATACAAAGATTTGGATTTTGACATCATCGCTTCATTGCAAACTATTTCTAAAATGGTAGAACTGTTTGGATTGGATGATTTGAATTTGAAACTAATGTCAGAATCATTCAAATTTTATTTGGAGATGGAGGATGAATAAATGACAGTTAAAATCAACAAACTAGAAATCGAGAATGTGAAGCGTGTGAAGGCGGTCACGATTGAGCCTACATCAAACGGACTCACAATTCTCGGTGGAAACAACAATCAAGGAAAAACAAGTGTCCTTGATGCCATTGCTTGGGCGTTGGGTGGCAATAAGTACAAACCAAGCAAACCAGCTCGTGACGGGTCCATGAATCCACCAACACTTCGATTGGAATTATCGAACGGACTCATCGTGGAACGTAAGGGCAAGAATTCAGATTTAAAAGTTACGGATCCAAGTGGACAGAAAGCAGGTCAACAATTGCTTGATTCATTCGTGGAAGAGCTCGCTCTGAATCTTCCAAAATTCATCGAATCAAGTGCTAAGGACAAAGCGAACACGCTTCTTCAAATCATCGGAGTTGGGGAGAAATTGTGGGAGCTAGACCGTAAAGAAGAACGACTATACAACGAGCGAAGAGCAATTGGACAGATTGCGGATCAGAAAAAGAAATACGCAGCCGAACAACCTCAATATCCCGAAGCTCCGAATGAATTAGTAAGCATTGCGGACTTGATTCATGAGCAACAAGAGATTCTTGCTCGAAATGGTGAGAACGCCAAAAAACGCCAAAATCGAGAAAATATCGTGAACTCGTTGCATCTCTCAGAAGCTCGCTTGAAACAATTGAAAGAACAACTTGCTCAAGAAGAAGCGACTCACGAGAGTCTAATGAGCGACTACATCGCAGCAAACAAGTCCATTGAAGATTTGGTGGATGAATCAACCGATGAGATTGAAAGCTCAATCGCAAATATCGAAGAAATCAATCGCAAGGTTCGAGCAAACCTCGATAAAGAGAAAGCCGAAGAAGATGCGAAACAATACGGTTCTCAATATGACAAATTGACAAAAGAAATCCAAGATGTTCGAGACGAACGCACAAGCTTACTCGATAGTGCGGACTTACCATTGCCGGGACTATCTGTTGAAGATGGTGAACTCGTATTCGAGGGACAAAAATGGGACAACATGAGTGGCTCTCAACAATTAAGAGTGGCGACCGCAATCGTTCGCAAACTAAAACCAGAATGTGGATTTGTGCTCTTAGATAAGCTCGAACAAATGGACATTCCAACATTGACCGAATTCGGCAAGTGGTTAGAATCCGAAGGACTTCAAGCCATTGCGACTCGAGTGTCTAGTGGAGAGGAATGCCAAATCATCATCGAGGATGGCTATGTCGTATCAGACACAGTCACACCATTCCAAGACACAGAACCAACGAACGCTTGGAAGTTTTAAGGATAAGAAAGGAGAAATCACATGAACATAACATCAGGAAAACAAGCAAGAGCCCAACGTGTTGTGATTTACGGGACCGAAGGAATCGGGAAGTCAACACTCGCAGCACAATTCCCGGATCCATTATTCATCGACACAGAAGGCTCGACATCGAACATGGATGTCAAACGTATGGACAAACCAACATCGTGGACGATGCTCATGAATCAAATCGCATTCGTCAAAGCGAATCCGACTGTGTGCAAAACGCTAGTCATCGACACAATCGATTGGGCTGAATCACTAGCAATCGAGAGTGTGTGCTCGATGCATGGAAAGAGAGGAATCGAAGACTTTGGCTATGGGAATGGATACACGTATGTCCGAGAAGAAATGGGGCGATTATTAGATAAGCTTCAAGAATTAGTGGACATCGGAATCAACGTGGTCTTGACCGCACATTCGCAGCTTCGCAAGTTCGAACAACCCGATGAAGATGGAGCTTACGACCGCTACGAATTAAAACTTGGTAAGAAGACGAGCTCGCAAACCGCTCCCGTAGTCAAAGAATGGTGCGACTTACTTCTATTTTGTAATTACAAAACTATGGTGATGACCTCAGAATCTAAGAAGAAGAAAGCGACAGGCGGACAACGTGTCATGTACACAACACATCATCCAGCGTGGGATGCGAAGAATCGTCATGGACTCCCAGACGAGCTCCCAATGGACTATGCTGCTATCGCACACATCTTCGCTTCTTCATCTCAAGAAGAACCAAAGAAGCAAGCTCAAAATGTGGGCGTTGGAAAAGTAGTAAGCGAGCCTCAAATTGATGAGCAAGTGCCCTCAGTCGATGAAATTATCCCAACAGGAACGAGTGGAGCAGAAACTCAAGAAGATCCGTTCCCTATTAAAGAATCAATCACTATACCAGACTCTATTCCACAAGCATTGAAGGATTTGATGATTCAAAATTCAGTCACTCCGAAGATGCTTCAAGATGTAGCGTTCAAGAAGGGACACTTCCCACAAGACACACCAATCGAAAACTTCCCACAAGAATATTGGGCATTCATGGTGACGAATTGGGCGGATGTCTTGAAATCAATTGAAAATACAAACAAATAACAAACAAAAGAAAGAGGTAAATAATTATGACAGAACAATACAACAACTTCGAACGTGAATTTGGATGGGACGACACTATCCAACAAGACTCAACATTCACCTTGCTTCCTGTGGGACTCTACGAATTTACAGTCACAGGATTTGAACGACAAAGACATACACCAAATCCTGACAATCCCGGGAAACTTCCAGCGTGCAACAAAGCTGTCGTAAGTATCGAAATCGTGACAGCACAAGGGAAAGCAGAATTGAAACACAATCTATTCTTACACTCAAGCACAGAAGGAATGCTTTCATCATTCTTCGGATCTATTGGACAAAAACGCAAAGGTGAACCATTGAAGATGAATTGGAACACAATCATCGGGGCTCGTGGAGTTTGCAAAGTCGGTATTCGTAAATACAAAGACAATGAATACAACGAAGTCAAAGCGATGCTATATCCCGAAGATGTGAACCAAAGTCAAGTCTTGAATCGTTCACAACAACCAACACAACAATTCCAACAACCACAACAACAATATCAACAACAAGCAACTCAACAACAACAACCATCTTGGGGTGCGTTCTAAGAGGAGGGACATTGAATGGAATTGCGAAAATATCAAGAAGAGGCTCGTGAGTCCATTCAACAGGAATGGGCAGAAGGTCGCAAGAAGACTCTTCTCGTCCTTCCCACAGGATGTGGAAAGACAATTGTGTTCGCAAAAGTAATCGAAGACCGAGTGAGGATGGGCGAGAGAGTTCTCGTCCTCGCTCACCGTTCTGAGCTGCTAGACCAAGCGAGTGACAAGCTTCTCCAAGCGACAGGACTTCAAACATCGCTCGAGAAAGCAAGTTCAACAAGTCTCGGTTCGTGGAATCGAGTTGTCGTTGGATCCGTTCAAACCTTGCAGCAACCCAAACGCCTCGCAAAATTCGAGAAAGACCACTTCGATTCGATTGTGGTGGATGAAGCTCATCATTGCATCTCTGATGGATATCAACGTGTGCTTTCACACTTTGATAGTGCGAATGTGTTAGGAGTGACAGCAACTCCCGACCGTGGTGATATGCGTAATCTTGGGACATATTTTGACTCGCTAGCCTACGAATATACACTACCGCAAGCCATCAAAGAAGGTTATTTGAGCCCAATCAAAGCACTCACAATCCCATTGAATCTTGACCTCTCGAGTGTCTCAATGTCACAAGGAGATTTCAAAGCGAGTGATGTTGGGAATGCGTTGGACCCGTATCTCGAACAGATTGCAAACGAGATGGTGGAACATTGCAAGGATAAGAAGACGGTCGTATTCCTTCCATTAGTGAATACATCCAAGAAGTTCAGAGACATCTTGAACTCGAAGGGATTCAGAGCTGCGGAAGTGAATGGAGAATCCAAAGACCGTGCGGAAGTCCTCGAGGATTTTGAAAACGGAAAATACAACGTTTTGTGTAATTCGATGCTACTGACAGAGGGATGGGATTGTCCATCGGTGGATTGTGTGGTCGTGTTAAGACCGACAAAAGTTCGCTCCCTCTATTCTCAAATGGTGGGGCGTGGGACTCGATTGCATCCCGGTAAGACACATCTATTGCTCCTCGACTTCTTATGGCATACAGAGAAGCATGAATTGTGTCGTCCAGCTCATCTCATTGCGGAGAACGAGGAAGTTGCAAAAGCGATGGTTGAACGTACTGAGGAGAACACAGGAGCAGAATTTGAGCTTCTCGAATTAGAGGAAGTTGCAAAAGAAGATGTGACCGAACAACGAGAAGAAGCACTTGCGAAACAACTCGCTGAGATGCGAAAGAGAAAACGCAAGCTTGTGGATCCGTTACAATTCGAAATGTCGATTCATGCCGAAGACCTCACGAGCTATGTCCCATCATTTGGATGGGAGATGAGCCCACCTTCAGACAAGCAACTTCAAACATTAGAACGACTCGGAATCATGCCCGATGAGATTGGCAATGCTGGGAAGGCTCAGAAGATTCTTGACCGCCTATCAAAACGCCAAAACGAGGGCTTGACAACACCAAAACAAATCAGACTATTAGAACGCTATGGATTTAGAAATGTAGGGATGTGGCAATTTGAAGCAGCATCTAAGCTCATCAATCGCATTGCTGCAAACGGTTGGAGAGTTCCTCACAACATCGATGTCCATAGTTACCAAGGAGAGTGATTGAGTGGAAGACAACAACTTACTTGAATTATTAGAATACATCGACCCCTCATTCCTCAACTATCAAGAATGGGTGAATGTCGGAATGGCTCTCAAGCATGAAGGCTATTCGGCATCAGATTGGGAGTCGTGGTCGGCTCGAGATTCGGGACGATATCATCCCGGGGAATGCTTCAAAAAATGGGATACGTTCCAAGGGACAGGCTCACCAGTCACGGGAGGGACAATCTTCCACATGGCTGTCGAACAAGGATTCAATCCTTCTCAAGCTCATGATGATGGACGGGGGGCTCTCGAATGGGATTCATCGATTCAATATGATAATGACTACAAATTTGTGGACAAAGCATGGATTGATGGGAAGGAGTTCCATGAACCAAAGAATTGGAATCCTGTGCAAGAGATTATTCGATACTTGGACACGTTATTCCAATCAGATGACATCGTGGCATATTCCACTCAATCATACGCTAAGACGAACGCCGAAACGGGCGAAATTGAGAAGTATCTTCCACATCGTGGTTCATACGATAGAACAGCAGGAAAGCTCATTGACGAGCTAGAACGATGTGGTGGCGATTTTGGAAAGGTCTTAGGTGATTACAACGAGAAAGCAGGAGCGTGGGTGCGATTTAACCCCATGGATGGGCAAGGAGTCAAGAACGATAATGTCGTAAGTTATCGCTACGCTCTTGTGGAATCGGACAACATGGATTTGGAGAAGCAAAATGCAATCATGCGAGAGCTTGAACTTCCAATTGCAACTCTTGTGTATAGCGGTGGCAAGTCCATCCATGCAATCGTTCGAATCGAAGCAGCAAACAAAGAAGAATACAAAAAACGTGTAGATTACCTATACAAGATTTGTAAAAAGAACGGACTCAATGTTGACGAACAAAACAAGAACCCTAGTCGATTGAGTCGTCTCCCTGGATTCATTAGGGATGGCAAGAAACAATTCATCATTGACACAAACATAGGACATAAATCTTGGGATGATTGGTATCAATACATCGAAGACTTAAACGATGATTTGCCGGATCCTGAGGGGTTGAGTGAGACTTGGGACAATATGCCCGAGCTTGCTCCAGAGCTTATCAAAGGCGTACTCAGACAAGGTCACAAGATGTTGATTGCGGGACCTTCGAAAGCTGGGAAGTCATTCGGGCTCATCAATATGTCGATTGCAATCGCTGAGGGCTCGAAGTGGTTCGGTTGGGAATGTACGCAAGGGAAGATTCTATATGTGAATCTCGAGCTTGATAGAGCCTCATGCTTGCATCGATTCAAGGATGTATATGCAGCAATGGGCATCGAGCCTCGAAACGTATCAAACATCGATATTTGGAACTTACGTGGAAAAACCGTCCCAATGGACAAGCTCGCACCTAAATTGATTCGAAGAGCCCACAAGAAAGGCTATATCGCTGTAATCATCGACCCTATATACAAGGTTCTAACAGGGGATGAAAATAGTGCGGATCAGATGGCTCACTTCACGAATCAGTTTGACAAGGTGGCGACCGAACTTGGATGTTCAGTCATCTACTGTCACCACCATTCGAAGGGTTCTCAAGGTGGCAAGAAGTCTATGGATAGAGCAAGTGGTTCGGGCGTATTCGCTCGGGACCCAGATGCCCTTGTCGATTTAGTCGAATTAGAGCTCACGGATGAGATTATCCAACAACGATGCGACCAATTGGCTTGCGACATCTACAAGGATGCCATCAATCGCATGAATCGTCCATACATGGAACAGTACATCGGTTTAGACGACTTGAGAAGTCCATATCAAATGCGTAATCACTTCGAGAAAGCTGTCGTGAACATCCAAGATAGATGGCAAACGAACGAGCTTATCAATCGAGAAACAAGCAAGATTCAAACGATGTCAGCGTGGCGTGTGGATGGCACACTTCGAGAGTTCGCTAAGTTCAAAGCAAGGAATGTTTGGTTCAGTTATCCACTTCATATTGTGGATGATACAGGAATCCTCGATGATATCGAGTTGGATGATTCCAAATCGACTCCTTGGTGGAAGAAAAACTTCGACAAGAAGATGACTCCAGAACAAAGAAAAGAGGAACGAAAAATCGCATTCGACACAGCGTACTCAGCTCTGAATGATGGAATGAATCCTGTCACATCGAATGACCTTTGTGAATATATGGGCATATCTGAGAAGACTCTCAAGAGACGAATCAAGGAGTTGGATGGGTATGAATTCGATGGTGAGAATGTAGTCCTCGAAAAGTAAATTCGGAAAAAAATCCTATTTTTGGACAGGACAAACTCGAAGACAGACATCGGGACAGACAGGACAAAAAATCGACTTTGTCCGTGTCCACGAGATAAAAATAATGCACCTAAAAGGTGTACTTGGACAGGACAAACTCGAAGACAAAATCGACTTTGTCCAAGAACGGACAACCTATAACACTAAGAGTGTGTAATTAGGGAATGTCCGAAGAATCGTCCATCGTCCATGATAGGAACAGAACAGGTGGGCTTTAGACTCCGCCCACCATGTCTGTCCTTTCTACCATGGACAAAAGCGAAAAATAAAAAAGCAAAGTCTGTGTGGTATTTCACAAACTTAAAAGGAGAAAAAATATGGCACGTAAAAAATCAAAATTGTTGGAAGTGGGAAAAGAGATGCCAATCTTATATCACCGATTCCCAGATGAAGAATATGACCCAACTCAATCTCAAGTCCTTCGATGGATTTCAGAGCAGCCCGAATTGATGGAATGGATTTTCGCTCAATTGAAGTCAACAGGCTATATCATCTATGACCCTCAATGGGAAGCATGGAGAGGTGTTGGGAATCATGATTGAATTCTTCATTCCCATGGAACTCCCCACAACGACTCACCAACAAAAGCAAGTGACTTGTAGGAATGGAAAGCCTCATTTCTATGAACCTCCTAAGCTCATACAGGCTCGAGCGAAGTATATGGCACACTTCTCTCACTTCGCTCCTAAAACGCCTCTACGGGGCTGTGTGAGGCTCACAATCAAATGGTGCTTCCCTCTAAAAGATGGAAAGTATAACGGACAGTATAAAGGCACGAAACCCGACTTGGACAACATGGAGAAATTGCTGCTTGATTGTCTCACCGATTTGGGATTCTGGGAAGACGACAACAAGGTCGCATCTAAAATCTCAGAGAAGTTCTATGCGGATCCACCGGGAATCTATCTCAGATTGGAGGAGCTCGAATGAAATTAAATTATCACGAGTTCATGAACAAGGTCGCCGATTGGATTGTGGAACAAGAAAGTGTCGCTCAGAAGTTGGGCTTCGGGTCGGTCGAATATTTCAATTGGGTCTTCGAATCAAGTGGAAAGCTATGTGATGAATATGAGAATCATCCATTCGTAAGAAGACAAATGCTCATGGTATTCGAGCACATCGATGAAGCCTTCAAAAATCAAAATCGAAAATAAGGAGTAAAACTATGGCAAATCAAATCGAAGGATTGAACGGAACTCGTTCAACTTACGTATACGAGAACATCGAGATTGTGGAGAATGACGGTGTTCGCATGGTTCGAAGATTAAAAGATAAGAAAATCATTGGACTAAATTCACCAAAAAAAGAACCTCAAGAAGGATACTATCAACGACAATTCAACAAGAGCCAACCAAGATATCAAGATTTAGCTCTTAAAGAAGAACTCACGAATTTCTTCAAAGATACAGGGATGTCAATCGGTGAGTTCATCAAAGATTCCAACATCATCAATTATCATCTTGTGTGGAGCTTTGTGAATGGGAAAAATCGCATCACATTAGATGCAATCAACGAAATCAAAAGGAGAATAGATGCTTATGGAAGACGTTAAAATTTATGTGATTGTTAAAAACCAAGAGCCTCACTTCTTATTCGAACGCATTGAAGACTATTCAAGCATGAGAGGATATCTTGCGAAGGCTCATCCACTCTACACACACCGATTCACGAAATACGTTGAGAAGGCGATGCACTTCCTCACAATCAAAGAAGCATTGGATTTCATTCAAGCGCACCAAATTGATGGTTCTATCATCAAGGACTTGTCTCAAGAAAGACTTAAACGAAGAAAGATGTCCAAACAGTATCATGAAGATTATGGAGATGTTATCACTTTTATTTATAGCGTGATTGGGAATTCAAGCGATAAGATGCTTCAAGCTGCTCATGATATGCACACAAGCGTGACATCGTTGAGTAAATTCATGCGAGATCCGTATTCAATCTCTTCTCAAACCAGAGACAAGATTGTGGCAAATATTACACGACTAAAGAAGGAGGACTAATTCATGAAAGAAACAACAGAATTCGAAAAATTGAAAGAAGATGTCCACTACTTGATTGTGGCTCATTGCAAGTACAAGGACATGTCGATGTATGACAGAGCGTTGAAGCAATTCCAAGAAGATATCAACTATGGACAAATTGAAGAGATGAGCTACAATGAACGATTCGCTTTCTTGCTAGGGTTTGAAGCGTCGTTGAAGGCGATAGACAATGCAATCAAATTAAACGAACAATTGAAGGAAAATCCCGAAATGATTGAATGGCCGAAGAGGTTAGACCCTAATGATTATAAATATTGATGAAATTATCAAAGCTTATGAAAAGAAACACGGACCAATCGAAATCGATGGACACTATGGCGAGCAAGTTGTGATAAAACAAGATGAAAATCTATTCATGTACATCACCCCTTGGCTTATGTATAGAGAAGTGTGGGAAAGCAGCAAACGGATTCTAGATTTGAAGGAGGATAAATATGGGCGAAATAGAAATATCAAAAGAGTTTAGTTTGAAAACTTTGGTTACTTTTAAGATTATTCCTTTTGACGATGCTTTGTGGAGGACAGTTTTTCCACAATTGAAAGAACAATTCGGAATTGAACAAATCAATATTGTGGAATCTCAATTATATCTTTCAGCATTTAAACATTACTACGATGTATATGTGGATAAGGCTTTGATTGATAAATATGGCATGGAAGTAGTAAACGGAATGGTGAAAGAAAAAATCAAAGAACGAATTGACAAAGAAATGGAACGAGATTTAGGCTTTTTGAAAAATATGGAGGAAGACTATGGAAGATAAAAACGAAAGCGAAAAACTAATGGAAGAATTGAAACTAATCGGCGAAGGATTCAATAAGTTCATCGAATCAATAGGCGAAGCGTTGAACAAATTATTCTATCCAAAAGAAGATGATTGGAAGATGAAAATCCCGTATAAGTACGGGGATGATTATTGGGTTATTTTGGATAATGGGGATATTGAAAGTGAAAGCTGGGATGAGTACGAAACGGATGGCAAGAGATTCAATGCTGGAAATGTATTTCCTACATTAAAAGCGGCGGATTTAGAAAATGAACGCAGAAAACTACTGACACGATTCAAAGCGTTCAGAGATGAGTGCAATGGGGATTGGCAAATAAATTGGAATAAAAATGAAGCAAAGTATTATTTATACAAATCGAATATGACGGATGATATTTTATGTAACGATATTTATTTTTATGAAACATTCAGCCTTTTCGGTTATTTCAAAAACGAAGAAGATGCCGAACGTGCAATCGAATTGTTTGGGGATGAAATCAAAGAATTATTTGTGGATAACGAGGTGTAAGAATGAACATGATGATATTGATGGTGTTTAGTGCGATTATATTGTCGTTTTTATTCGTGGTCCTGTTCGTTTGCATCTTCAACTTCGCTTATATCGTATTCGACATCGCTGAATGGATTGGGGATACGATTGCCAATGTTGTCGAATGGACATTCGATACGATAAATGAAAAAATGCGGATCAATAAATAATATGAAAATAGAAATGGGGAATAAAAAATATGGAACTTACTTTATATTTAGAAAATGGAAAAACGCTAAGATTTGAAAATGTGACTAATATCAAACTAGATTCTTATGTGACGAGCATGGTTACATTTAATTATGTAAGTGCGTCTGATGGCAAAAAGAAAAAGGCGAGTTTTAGCTTTAATAGTTTGATAGGGATATCGACCGATAAGGAGGACTTTGATGTCAATAGTTTATTCTAAAATCGAGGAGTTGATGCGATGATTGCTTGGGCATTGTTTGATAGTGGCAATGGCTGCTATGCTCAAGGAGTCCGAGAGCTGAATGAGGGGGGGCAAAAGATGACAATCTATTCTGTGGGATTGGATATCGAGAACAAGAATAATCACTTCATTCACTTGAATCTCGCTGATTATTCGTACCTCTTTGGAGACAACAAGCTCTATGAGACTCTTGATAAGCTGCCTCATCCGGATCTCATCATTGCAAGCCCTCCTTGTGAGTCATGGTCGATTGCATCTCACATGATTATGGGGAACGCTTGTTGGAAACAAGAGAGAGACGATGAATCCTTATTCGAACCACAAACACCACTCAGTCCATTTACTATTCGAGACTATCACGAGTATGAAAAATATACTTATATTCCCGAAAGACAAATTGTGAAGCGAATCAATGGTGAACTATGTGCTTTCAATTTGATTCAAATTATTAAACGATACAATCCGAAATATTATGTCATTGAGAATCCCGAACGTTCAAGAATATGGGAATATATCGACAGAATTCTCGGATTTAAAATCCCGTATGATAATCTAGTTCACTATAATCAATATGATGATTATCATCTTCAAAAACCTACGAAATTCAAGTCGAATGTAAGGTTGGATTTGAAAACAGGAAACAAACCAAGTGCGGCGGTGTTTAAAAACGTAAATGGATACAACAATCGCTCGAATATCCCTATCAGTTTAGTGAAGAGCATCTTCAATCAAATTCTTGAAATGGAGGGATTGAATGAAAGATAAGAAAATCGCTGAGATTCGATTCAGAGAGTATCCCTATTACGACCGAGAAATCACATCGAGAAAATTCGATATGCTATGCCATAAAGAAGAAGATGTGAATGCGTGGATCCGTGCGAAGGGAACGAATTCGAAAGCAGCGGAAAACGAGCTCATTCGATTCGAGAGTGACAAATATATTCAGAATCGTCTCTTTTGGAAACGATGTGTGGAAGAAACTCTCGAAGAGCTTGATGAGAAACAAAGAGAATTTGTCTCGGAATACTACTTCGATGATGTATATGACTACCGCTCTCTTGCGAAGAAGCACTTCACGAATAAGAACGTAATCATGCGTGCATGTGATAGAGCCTGTCACATATTGCTTGAAAAATTAGGAGAAGTTTAGAAAGGGACGAAAAAGCGTTGTTGTCCCACTTTAAAAGTGATATATTGATATTGTGAAAAGGTGTAAGAAACGGTTTCATCTTGTCATAATGTGAAAACTCCTACATTTATTTTTTCCTCGGGACCTCCACGCCCGAGGTTTTTTGTTATCGTTTAAATATAGAAATGAGGTGATGGAAAGTGACGAAAATGACATTGAAACAACAACGATTTGCGGATGAGTACATCATCACAGGGAATCTTTATAAATCAGCGGTGGAAGCTGGTTATTCTGAAAAATATGCAAAATCTCAAAGCCATAAATTGTTGGATAATGTAGGAATAAAAAACTATATCGATGAACGCCTTGCAAAACTCGAATCTGAGAAGATTGCAACACAAGAAGAAGTCCTTCAATATTTGACAAGTGTGATGCGTGGTGAGAAGACGGAGCCTCTTTTGGTCTTGGATGGTGAAGGAACTCAAAAGGTTATCCAAGCGGTCCCGAACGTACAATCGAGAACACGAGCGGCTGAGCTTCTAGGTAAGCGATATGGAACGTTCACGGATCGTGTGGACATCAACGCTCAGATTGAATCGAAACCGAAATTCGATGACATCGTGAACCAATTAGGAGGAAGTGGGCTCGATGAATAGCTTCCCACTCTCTCAAAAATACATCGATTTTTGCAACACGGTCGAAAACGTGGATGCGGACTTCCTTGAGGGCACGACAGCCGCAGGAAAGACCACGGTGGGCTTGGGTGTCAAGTTCATGCGTATGGTCTCAAGGAGCAAGAAGAAGTTCCACATCATCGCAGCGAAGACGGTCGGTGTTGCTGAAAAGAACTTAATCAATCAAGACAATGGCATCCTCGACATCCATCGAGATGCTTTTTATTTTGGTAATGGGGACAAGGACTACAAAATCCCCCACATTAAATTCGAGGATAAAATCATCTACATTCTTGGATACGATACGAAAGAGAAATGGCAACTTGCTCTTGGTGGGCAATATGGATGTGTGTACATCGATGAGGTCAACACAGCGAACATCGAATTCGTTCGTGAGGTCTCAGCTCGTAACGACTATCTGATGGCGACTCTGAATCCCGACAATCCCGATTTACCTGTGTACAAGGAATTCATCAATCGCTCACGTCCTTACAAGAAGTACGAGAAGGATGTACCTCGTGAGATTATGGCTGACTTGAAAGAACGACACAATCCAAAATGGAGATATTGGTTCTTTACGTTTAAAGACAACAAATCTTTGAGTGATAAGGATATTCAAAAGAAAATCGACTCGGTCCCGCTTGGCACTAAGATGTACAAGAACAAGATTCAAGGGCTCAGAGGTCGAGCAACAGGATTGGTCTTCCCTAACTTCGACAGTAAGAAGAACGTAATCACGAAAGCCAAAGCGAAGAAGTTCAATTATGTGATGTTCTCAGCCGGGCTCGATACAGCTTACTCAAGAAAGAGCGAAGACACGATTGCGATGATATTCCAAGGCATCACGGATGATGGGCATTTGGTTACACTAGCCGAACAAGTCTACAACAATGCGGACTTAGACACGCCAATTGCACCATCTGACACGGTCGAGAGGTTCATTGCATTCCTTGACCGAAACGCTGAGGAGTTTGGATTCAGTCGTGATTCGTTTATCGATTCGGCAGACCAAGCAACAATCACCGAGATGATAAAATACAAACGCAATTTCGGGTCCGTCTACAACTTCAACAACGCATACAAGAAAGTGAAAGTCATCGACCGAATCAACCTTCAAATTGGTTGGATTGCTCGTGGGTTCTATTTGGTCGTTGAAGATTGCGTGGAGCACATCAAAGAAATGAACGCTTATTCGTGGCAAGAAACGAAAGAAGCACCAGAAGACAAGAACGACCACACAATCAATGCGAATCAATATGCGTGGTTACCATACAAGTACATGATTGGACAACAGAGAGGAGAAATAGAAGACGATGGGGTTGGTGAATATGATTAGAAATGGAATGAGGAGCTTTTTGAGAATTGAGAAAGCTCAACCGAGTGCAATAGTCATCAATGAAGAGATGACATTCGAGGACAATGCTGCTAAGAATCGAATTTGGTATCGTGGCAAGTCCTACGAGTTGCAACAACTATACTCGCAATTATCAACGACACGATTGAGCTTTTGGGGTGCACATTCAACTCCGGGGCAAGAGATTAGAAAGATTCACACGGGCTTACCAGGAATCATCGTGAAGGTCTTGAGAGATGCGGTGCTCTACGACATGAACGATTTGGAATTTGAAGATTCCAAGCATGAAGATTTGTGGGAGGACATCGCACAAGATAACAACTTCGACAAGCAATTGAAAGAGGCTGTGAAAGATGCTCTTGTGATTGGTGATGGAGCATTCAGAATCTCGTTTGATTCTACGGTCTCACAATACCCAATCATTGAATGGGTAAGTGGTGAGCGGATCCAAATCAAGAACAAGCGTGGACGATTGCATGAAGTCGTCTTCACCACTCGATTTGACGAGAACAAACAAACATATACACTCGAGGAACACTATGGCTTTGGATATGTAACGAACAAGCTCTATCGTGGTGATGCTGAATTGGATATTCATTCGACTGAATACACACAAGACATCAACGACTTCACGTTCGACAAGCATTTGATTCTATGCGTACCATTTAGCATCTTTGAATCTGATGTGGAACGAGGTCGAGGCGAATCCATCTTCGACAGAAAGACGGACACGTTCGATGCGTTGGATGAATCGTGGTCTCAATGGATGGATGCTCTTCGAAGCGGTCGAACAAAAGAATATATCCCCGAATCGTTACTTCCACGGGACCCACGAACAGGAACGTTCATGAAACCGAACGCATTCGACAATCGATTCATCAAGATAGCATCTGACAGAGCCGAAGGAGCAAGCAATGAGATTACATTGCAACAAGCGAACATCCCTCACGAGAGCTATTTGGCAACCTACATCACCGCTCTTGATTTAGCGCTGCAAGGGATTGTGAGCCCTTCTACGATTGGGATTGATGTGAAGAAGCTTGACAATGCTGAGGCTCAACGTGAGAAAGAGAAGACTACTCTATACACACGCAACACGATTGTGGAAGCATTGCAAGAGTTTATTCCTCAATTAGTAAACATGACAATCAATAGCTTCAACGTGTTGAATCGTAGACCTATCGAAGAGATTACGGTGAACGTTCCTTTTGGGGAATATGCGAACCCATCATTCGAGTCTCAAGTTGAGACTGTATCGAAAGCCAAAACAAGTGGCATCATGTCCATCGAAGCCTCTGTGGATGAGCTCTATGGCGATTCTAAGGACGAGCAATGGAAGTCCGAAGAAGTTATTCGCTTGAAGTCTGAGCAAGGCATCAGCGAGGTCGATGAGCCTTATGTCAACACGGACTTGGATGGATTCAGCGTTGAAAGAGGTGATGAACTTGCTAGTGAGAATCATGAACAAGAACTACCAAATGAGAACGGATCAAGCGAAAGCACTTCTCAACATGAGTAAAGAATATTGCCCATTCGGAATCTATGCGGTCGAGAAAGACGGTCAGATTGAGATGATGAATTTGAAACCAACATCGAGAACTCAACTCAAGAAATTGATTCGAGAATATCGATTGAAAGGATTCAAGGTGCATTCGAATGGGTTATGATGTTAGTCGAGCATTTGAAAGAATCGAGAACGAATTGCTCGAGTCCATGACGAGGAATCTCAAGAAACACAAGGCGGAAGAAACTGAGCTTGGTATCGAATGGACTCAATGGCAGGCAATTCAACTCGAAGAATTACAACGATTTAAGCTCGAGGCTGCTAAGAAGTACGGTCTCGAGTTCAAGTCGATGAATAAGAAAATCAGAGAGACCATCGCCAATGCATCATTGCAAGGTGCAAGCGATGAGGAGCTCAACGTGTTGAAGGCACTAGAGAAAGGCTACGTTCTAAAGCGTGAACGTGGTCTAAGTGCTGGATTCTTCCAAACAAATCAAAAACGATTAGATGCGTTGATGAATGCGGTCGAGCATGACATGAAGACAGCCCAAACCGCTGTGCTAAGATATGCGAACGACCAATATCGCAAAATCATCTTCCAATCACAAGTCGCAGCAAGTTCGGGAGCCATCACCTATGAGAAGGCTGTGGACATGGCAACAAGCGACTTTTTGAAAAACGGAATCAATTGCATCACGTACTCGAACGGTGCTGTACACAACATTGTGTCGTATGCTGACATGGCTGTGAGAACAGCAAGCAAACGAGCCTATTTGATGGGCGAAGGTCAGAAGCGACAGGAATGGGGCGTGTCCACGGTCATATTGAACAAGAGATTCAACGCCTGTCCATTGTGTATGCCATTCGAGGGCAAGGTGCTCATCGATGATGTTTGGAGTGGTGGAAGTTCTAAAGACGGACCGTACCCACTCATGAGCTCAGCGATGGCGGCTGGCTTGTATCATCCTAATTGTAAGGATAAGCATTCGACATACTTCGAAGGCATAAGCTCAAAGCCCGAATCGAGGTACTATGAAGAAAAGCCCGTCATAAAGGAACGACAACTAATCGAGAACAAGCTCAATCACGCCAAACGACAAGCAAAGAGCTATAATCGACTAGCGAAGAACAGTCTTGATACTGAGAACCAAGAGGTGTATCGTGCTCGTGCTACTGAGTGGAGTGGCAAGGTCAAGGAATATCGTGAACAACTCAATGCGTTTGAAGAAGCTCATGGATTGGAGTTGAAAGATGTTGAAAAATACACAAAAGAAGAATATAATTATCTAGAAGAAGATTATTCCGAAGCGTTGAAAAAGTTTGGTAAAATTAACAAATCACAAGTAGAAAAAATTTATGCAAATTCAACAAGAGATACGGGATATATTGCGACAGGTAACTCGTTCGATATTAACAAAGCTTTCAGAAACAGAGAGCCAAATCTATTGAGAGAAGTGGATTTAATAACTTCTAAAACGTTAGATGAAGTGATTAAATCTAACAAAACCCCTTACAACATTAAAGGCTTTAGAAAAGTAAATCTTGATTGGGTCTCTAATTTTATTAAGAATGCGGACATCCCAAAAACTTACGACAGTATTCAAGATGTTTCTGATGCTTTAAATTCAATAATAGGGCACAAATATGAAGAGCTTGGTTATTCTTCGATTAGTGTCAATCCAAACATGAATGTTTTTTCTAATAGAAGAGTGCAATTGGATATTGAAATTCCAAAAGGGTCAAATGCTTACTTGACAATGAATGTGCAAGAAAGTGAACTTATAATGGGTAGAGGAACAATATTCGAATTGAAAGAATCAAGTGTTATTAAAGATGACTATGAAGAAATTCTAAAAATGACATTACGTGTGATTAAATAAAGGAGTGATAAGATGTCTTTAGTAAAAGGAATACCAGATGTTGAAATGTTGGATTTTTCAAAAATGTCCAATGAACAACTAATGAAAATTACTATAAATACCGATTTAACATCTATGGAAGAAACAAACGTGTTTTTAGAAGAATTAAAGAAAAGAAATCTTGAATACAATAAAAATCAAGCATCTAACAAGTAGTTAGGTGCTTTTTTTGTACCCAAAAATAAATAAATAAACCCAATTAGAGTCACCCATCCGGAGGGTGGCTCTTTTTGGTATGCCCGAAGGCGTAAAACTACGAGGAGACACCTGAGCACAAAACTGAATACAGGGAGACACCCTAAAAACTGAGAAGGAGGGACATGAAAATGTTCAAACACAAACTATTTTTCTTTGATGAATCAGCAAACGCTGGGGCATCAACAACACAGGATCCGCAAGCAAGCTCAAACAATCCCGCTCAGAGTACTCCAGAGATTGATTATGAGAAGATTGCGAGCATCGTGGAAGGCAAGCAAAAGGTCGCAGAGGACACAGTCTTGAAGAACTACTTCAAGAATCAAGGCTTGACAGGGGAAGAGATGGCTCAAGCTATCTCAAGCTTTAAAAGTCAAAAAGCCTCCGCCCAACCAGATGTGGCAAACCTTCAAGAGGAGCTTCGAGTGGCACAAGCTCAAGCCCTTCAAACAAGAATCGAGAGCAACTTGCAACTTGCAGCAATCAAGCAAGGTGTGGGCTCTAACGTGTTGCCATACGTTTTGAAGTTGGCAGACTCAACCAATCTCACGTTGGATTCTAAGAATGAAGACTACGAGGCTGTAATCGCAAAAGTGTTGGAAGACGTTCCAGCTTTTAAACCAGAAGCAACAGCATCAACAGGATTCACACAAGTCGGATCCACGGGGGCAGCAAAACAATCGACAACGAATGACGACTTAATGAAAGCATTTGGGGTCTTCAAATAATAAAACAGAAAAGAGGAAAATAATATGGTTTTAAAATACGCAGAACAATTCGCTCCAATCATCGAGCAAAAATACGCTAAGGAATTAACATCTTATGATTTATTCCAATCAAACAAACAAGTAAAATTCATGGATGCTCAAACAATCAAATTGCCAAGCATCACATTATCAGGTTACAAAGACCACACTCGCGGATCATTAGGATTCAACACAGGAACAATCACAAACGATTGGGAGCCTAAGAAATTGGAACATGACCGTTCAGTTGAATTCGTCATCGACCCAATGGATGTGGACGAAACAAACAAAGTCGTTTCAATTGGAAACGTTCAAAGCACATTAGAAGAAGAACAAGCTATTCCAGAAAAAGACAGCTATGTATACTCTAAACTTTACAAAGAAGCTGAAACATTCGCTTCAAACGGGGCAACAATCTCAACTGAAGCTCTAACAGCTGAAAACATCTTGGTTCAATTTGATGAAGCAATGGAAAAAATGGATGAAGCTGGCGTTCCTGCTGCTGGTCGTCTATTATACGTAACTCCAAAAGTGAACAAATTATTCAAAGAAGCAAAAGACATCCAACGTGTGATGGGCGTAACTGGTGAAGGCTCTATCAAGCGTACAGTTCACGACTTAGACGATGTAAAAATCATTGTGGTTCAATCTGCTCGCTTGAAATCTAAATTCAACTTCACAGAAGGATGTGTTCCTGCTGCTGATGCTAAACAAATCAACTTCATCCTAGTTCACCCAACAGCTGTCATCGCTCGTGACAAATACTCTTACATCAACGTATTTGAACCGGGCTCTGATTCAAGAACAGCTGACAACTACTTACTACAATCACGCTTCTACATGGATGCGTTCTTAGTGAAAAACCGTGCGAATGGTATCTTCATCAACGCTCAAGCGTAATCTAATCTAGGAGGTATTTGAATGTATACAGCAGAGAGAGAAAACAAGGTGTATACAATCTCAGAGCTTGAGATTGAATACTATCGAAAACAAGGCTTTGACATCTACAACAGCGAACACGAACTTCATGCTCGTGGTGTGAAAGCTTCTGTAAGTGGTGCGGTTTACAACGCAGCTCTTGAAGAAATCGAAAAATTAAAAGCTGAAATCGCAGAGTTGACATCGAAGGGTAAAGGTAAATAGCCATGATATATGCTGATGAAACGTTCTACAAGAACGAATATCTTGGAATCCATACTCCAGAGCAACTCAATCGCATCTTGAAGACAGCTAGTCAGCATATAGACACACTAACATTCAACCGTATTGTGGGGATGGGGTTTGAAAATCTCACTCCATTCCAACAATCGGTGATTCGTGAGGTGTGTTGCCAAATGGCTGACTTCATGATTGAAAACAAAGACTTAATCGAGACCGCACTTTCATCGTACTCAATCAATGGAGTGTCGATGAACTTCGGTGATTCTTGGAATGTAGTCACAATGAACGGAATCGCAATGAAGCGAAGCACATTCGAATTGTTGAATCAAAGTGGACTTACAAGGAAGGTGATTTGATGCATTTTCCAAGTTTAGTTCTACCACAATTTTGCAAGACCCCAATCCATGTGGTGGTGCAAAGCGAAGGCGTGTCGAAGGATGGCGAACCCATCAAGGAATTTGAAGCCGATTTGTTTTGTAATTACCAAGACAAGGTCGTGACCGTGTTGACGGATCAACAGAAAATTGTGAAGCTCACGGGGTCGGCGTTGTTTAATGGCGATATTGCCCCCAATTTAGCGACTTTAAGTGGCGGGAGTGTAAATATCCATGGAGTGGAACGAAAGATTGTAGACACACGAAAATCACGAAATCCGGACGGTTCTGTGAATTACACGTACTTAGGATTGGAGTGATGGACGATGATTCATGCAAATAGTCGGGTGAAGTTCGACTTCGGAGTCATTGGAAGGCTCAAGAAGGCTCAAATTCAAGCGTTGGAGCAAACTGGTGAGTATTTACACACCGAGATAGTCAACGCCCAAGTGGTCCCGTTTAGAGACGGTACATTGCAAGGTGAGGCGTTCTCGGTTGATTACTCGGGGTCGAGTGGTGGTCGAGTATCTTTGACACACTCAACGCCCTACGCAAGAAGATTATATTTTCATCCCGAATACAACTTCAACACGAGCACGAATCCACACGCTCGAGGCAAGTGGATGGATGATTGGGTTGAAGGTTCGAAACAAGAGGACATCAAGAAGGCTTATGCTGCTTTATACAAGAAAATATCGGGGGTGTGAAGATGATAACATTGGCAGAAGTGCGAGATTGGTTGGAATCCTATCACGCAGCTCAAAACTACTACATCGGGAAACTCGATAATAAGAAAATGTATAGCATTGGAGTCTATCAACGCAAGACGAATGTCGAACCACGAATCGCAATTGGTGGGAGGAATTTGGCAAGTTATGATGTGAAATCGGTCAGCATCTTGATTCATCACAATCAAAATGCGAACGAAACAGAAAAGCGAGCGAACTACCTCTTCAACCAAATCCTAAAGGCTGAGAACGTGGTGATTGGTGATACTCCAATCCAAATGATTCGACTCTTATCGAACGAGCCCATTGATGTGGGAACTGATGACAATAACGTGTACGAGCGTGTCATCGAATTAGATATCTATTACAGACTAGAACAAGAAAGTGAGGAATAAAAATGGCAGAAAAAAGAACAGGGGTATTCCCCGTCTATGAAAACCAATTCCAAGTGAACACAGGAACGAAAGAAGCTCCAACTTGGACAGAAATCAAAGAATTAGAAAGCTTCTCAGTATCATTCGACAACGGTGTCGAAGAATGGTCTCCATTCGAACATAAAGGATGGAAACGCCGCTTGATGACAGCTAAATCAGTCACAATCTCAGTATCGGGCAAACGACACATCGGTGATACTGGTAACGATGCAATCGCTGCTATCGCACTTAAAAACGGACGTGATGCTGAAAAAGACTTCCAATGGACATTCCCAGACGGATCCAAATTAGTCTTCAAAGAAGCGGTCATCAACATCAAAGACTTCATGTCTGGTGACAGTACAGCAGCCGCACCACTATCATTTGACATCATGTCTAATGGTAAACCTGAATACACAGCGGCAGGCTAAAATCACGAAAACAAGTGGAGGGGTGAACATCGCCCCTCTTTTTTATTTGGCAAGGAGGAAAACTAATGCATAAAGCACTAATCAACTTCATCGATGCGGAAACTCGCAAGGAATACAAAGTCGGTGATGAATTCGATACAACAGGAATGACGGATGAACGAATCCACGAATTGACGACCGAACACAATCGAATTGGTGTTCCACTTATCGGTGAAGTAGAAGAAACAGAAACGACAGAAGTATTCACAACAATGAAAAGCGAGGTATTTGAATAATGGGAAAGATTATCGATATTACAGAACAACTAAACTTTGAATCAAAACCAAAAATCAAAATTAAAAACGTAACCATCGAAGTAGATGATTCAGCTCCAACAGCACTCAAGCTCATGGAAGTGATGAGTGGGGTGGATGGGGATCCGACTGTTGCCCAAATGAAGAATCTATACGAAATCATCTTCAACGAACAAGACCGTGTGAAGATTGAAAAATTAAGTTTAAACCTAAAAAGCTGGATGGCTCTCATTCGTGAGGCAATCAATTTGATTGTAGGAGACCAAGAAGCGGGGGAATAGGTGAGCCATATTACGACATTTTCGAAGATTGGGACTTGATGGTCTCATCATTTAGAACGCAATATGGCATCTCGTTCTATTCTTATGATTTTAAAGAAATGAAATGGAAAGAATTCAGAGCTCTAGTCTCTGGACTTTCATCGGAGACTCCTCTCGGACGAATTATCCAAATTCGAAGCGAGGACGACCCGAAAATGCTCGAATCGTTCTCACCCGGGCAACATAGAATCCGTGATGAGTGGCGAAATAAACGAGCAAAACAACGAACACAAGAAGAGCTTGATGCGGTTCTCAAGGAACTTCAACAAGCCTTTTCTGAATGGTAGTAAGAAGGAGGTGGACAAATGGCAACTAAAATCGGCGATGTTGAATTGGGATTGGTGGTGAATCAACAAGGATTCACGAATCAATTGAATGGAATCCAACAAAAAGTCATGGGCTTTGCAAAGGTGCTCGCTGGTGCGTTTGCGGTCAAGAAGCTCATTGATTTTGGCTCTGAGGCAATCAAGCTCGGGTCCGATTTGAACGAGGTTCAAAACGTGGTCGATGTGGCATTCCCAAAGATGTCAAAGCAAGTTGACGAATTCGCAAAATCGGCAATGTACGCATCGGGATTGTCTGAGACGATGGCTAAACGCTACACAGGGACATTCGGTGCAATGTCCAAGGCTTTTGGATTCAGCGAACAACAAGCCTATGAGATGTCCACAGCGTTGACGAGCTTGGCGGGGGATGTAGCATCATTCTACAACATAAGCCAAGACGAGGCGTACACGAAATTGAAATCTGTATTCACAGGTGAGACCGAGACCTTGAAAGACTTAGGGGTCGTAATGACACAAACAGCCCTCGATGCCTATGCAATGGCGAATGGATTTGGGAAGACCACCGCTGAGATGTCTGAGGCGGAGAAAGTGGCTCTTAGATTCGCATTCGTTCAAAGTCAACTAGCTCTTGCAAGTGGTGACTTCGCAAGGACTAGCGATTCATGGGCGAACCAAGTGCGAATCATGAAATTGCAATTCCAATCGTTCATGGCATCCGTTGGGCAAGGACTCATCAATCTGTTCACGCCTGTGATTCAAGTTCTTAACTTCCTACTAAGTAAACTCTTAACTGTCGGGAACGCATTTAGGGCTCTTACTGAGCTCTTGACGGGTAAGAAGTCACAAGCTGGAGGAGGAATACAAGAGACCGCCGATGCTGTCGGGAACCTTGCGGACAATATGCAAGGGGCTGGTGGTGGAGCTGGCGACATGGCTGATGCTGTGGATGATGCTGGTGGAGCTGCTGACAAGGCTGGCGGCGCTGCTAAGAAGGCAGCGAAAGAAATGAAGTCCTTGATGGGCTTCGATAAAATCAACAAACTATCCGAACCGAATGACGACTCTGGCGGAGGCGGAGGCGGCGGTGGTGGAGGTAAAGGCAAAGGAAAAGGCGGCGGTGGTGGCGGAGGCGGCCAACCAAAAGGTGCTCAAGTTGACATGGGCAAGATTGCCGAAGGGGACAACCAATTGAAGAAATTCTTCGAAGACCTCTTTGGTCGAATTGGTGAACTCTTAGCCAAATTCAAAGCTGGATTCGATGCCGCATTCCACTCCGAAGGTTTGGAACGAATGAAAGTGGCTCTTGAACGAATCGGAGCTACCCTCCAAGAAATCTTCACGGATCCACAAGTCGTCCAATCGTTCAACACAATGCTTGACAAGTGGGCTTATGCTTTGGGTCAATTTACTGGTGCGATTGCTTCTGTTGGAGTGGGAATCGGTGTATTCCTTACTGAATCCATCGCAAACGCATTGGACAACCACAAGGAGCAAATCAAGAAAGCTCTTGTCAATACAATGGATGCGACTGGGGATATGTGGGAGGCAGCTGGAAACATTGCTCAAGCTATCGGTGATTCCATTTACAAGGTATTAACGAGCGAAGGGGCTGTGAAGATAGGTGAAGCCATCGCAGGGGCATTCATTAGTCTATATGTTGATATCAAAGAAATCGGAGCGAAACTTGGTCGTGACTTGATGAAGGCTTTCGAGACGATTATCACGAAGAACGCTCCGAAACTTACAGAAGCATTCAATACAATGTTGAAGAATATTGCTCCAATCTTCAAAACGGTCGAAAAAGCCGTTGAAGATGTTGGAAAGATGTTCAAAGGTGTTTACGATGACACTATCGGTCCATTGATTATTCAATGGGGCGAAATGATATCGGGACTTGTTGGAACAATTATCGATGGATTCAACAATCATGTGAATCCAATCCTTGAAAAAGTTGGAAAAGCATTTGGTGGAGTTTACGACCAATACGTGAAGCCTATGATTGATTCGTTTGGTGGTGCAATTTACAGTCTAGGTCAAGCAATTAGCAGCCTATGGACAGCACTTGAACCAATCTACAATCTACTTGCGAGCTCATTAGGACCCGTTCTTGGTGTGATTGCGGGGGTTCTTGGTGGTGTTCTTTTAGCGGCACTCGTTGCCATATCACTAGCATTGAAAGCTGTATTTGATTTACTAAGCTTCCTATTCGACATCTTGAGAAATGTCGTTGATGCTATAACGAACGCAGCAAGTCAATTGATGACCGCACTCCCAGAAGGCTTCCAAGCTGCTTGGGATGGAATTGTGGCGATATTCGGTGGAATAGGTCAATGGTTTGCGGATCGTTGGAATGACATCGTGACCGAATTCTCGAATGTTCCAACATGGTTCAACACAGTATTCCAAACAGCGTGGAACAACATCGTGAATGTGTTCAAGGCTATTGGACAATGGTTCAAGGATAGATGGAACGATGTGGTGAACGCACTATCGAATGTGGCGACATGGTTCGGAACAATGTTCAAGAATGCATGGTCTAATATCGTGAACGTGTTCAGCGTGGCAGGTTCATGGTTTAGTGGCATTTGGGGAGGCATCAAAGCGGTGTTCTCTGGTGTGGTTGAATTCTTCCGAGGAATCTTCCAAGGAGCTTGGAACACAATTACAAGCATCTTCTCAACGATTCCAAATTGGTTCAGCAACATCTTTTCTAAAGCATGGGCAGGAGTTCGAGATGTATTCTCAACTGGCGGTCGCATCTTCATGGGAATCACTGAAGGGATTCTAGGAACGTTCAAGACGGTCGTAAATGGAATCATCGGAGGTATTAACCGAGTGATTACCATCCCATTCAACGGAATCAATGGAATCCTTGATGGAATTCGTGGAATCAGCGTGATGGGTGTGAGCCCATTCTCGTGGATTGGTAGAATCAGCACTCCTCAAATCCCAATGTTGGCTCAAGGGGGATTCGTTAAGGCGAACACTCCACAACTCGCAATGATTGGGGACAATAAACACTACGGTGAAATTGTGGCACCTGAGAACAAGATGCTCGCAATGGCTCGTGAAGCTGCTCGATTATCGAAAGATTCGAACAGTAGTGCGGAGGTAGTTGCATTACTAAGACAATTAGTCACATTAGTGGCTGGAATGGATTTGAACATCGATGGCGAATCTGTTACGAGAAAGATTTTCGATATTGCAAATGGAATCCAACAAAGAACAAATCAACCATTACTCGATTTCTAGGAGGTACATAGAGTGAGCGAAATTACAGTGAATGGAGTTGCTCTTGCATCTCCTGTGTCTATATCAAACAGCGATGAAATCATTTGGAGCTCTGGGACTGGTCGAAGTGCGAACGGTCAAATGAGCGGAGATGTCATCGCAAACAAGAAAACAATTCAAATCTCTTGGGGAATCTTAACTCAAGATGAATATAACGCCATTCGAAATATCCCAAGCGGGTTCTTCAATGCGGTCGTGCTAGGTCAATCGATTAGAGCGTATCGAAGCACAATCTCTGGAACGTGTATGGGGACATTTAGCGATGGCATAACTTACTACAACGATGTATCGACATCGTTCATTGAGCAATAGGAGTGATGAAATGCTGGAAACAACACAAGAGTATAGAGATGCGATTGTGTCTGATGTTCGAGTGATTCACGCTTCATTCACGCTCAACAACCAGACTTACGATAAGTCACATCTAAAAAAAATCGAACATGATGCTTCCATCTCTGGAGGCTCATCGTTCGTCCCCGGTGGCACATTCATCAATTCGCTATCTGTCGAATTGAATCAGATAGTCGAAGGAATTGAGGAGATGATGCCATCAACAGCGAGCCTCGGAGTTCAAACAATTGACGGTCAAGCGGCAATGTTGCCCCTTGGTCGTTTTTTTGTGACCGAAATCAAGCTCGACCGTAACTCAAAAATTACAAAATTAAAACTTCAAGATGAATTCGTGAGATTGCTTGGAACGTATGAAAGCAAACTTTCGTATCCAACAGGGTCCCGAGAAGTCTTTCGAGAGATTGTGACGATGACTGGAATTCCTGTGAGTGATGCAATCAATCTCCCAGATGTGTCTATTAAGACAAAACTAGAGAAAGCAACATTCAGAGATGCAATCATGTATCTTGCTCAATTGGATGGCACGTTCGCACGATTCAATCGTGATGGCAAGATCGACTTCATCGATTTGAAGGCTACAACGAAACAAATCACGAGAAGCCAATATGGAGCTACTGGGCTAGTACGAGACGAAATCAAGTACAAGCTCGGATCTATTGAATGTACTGTCGATAAGACCAAGATTGTGGCGGGTAATCGTTCGGGGAACAAGATGGTTCTCAAGAATCCATGGATGACTCAACAATTGCTCGACCGTTTATACAACAAGTATCGAGATTTGAGCTTCTATCCATACGAATTATCATGGCGAGGCGATATCGACACCGAACCCGGCGATTGGGTCTCAGTTTATTGGGGTTCGGAGAATACACGATTCGACATTCCTGTATTCTCGCATCACATCACATTCGATGGTGGATTGAGTTCGAAGACCAACGCAAAAGAATCGGGACAATCTCAATCACAATACAAGTATCGTGGACCCGTCCAAGAGAAACTTGATTACATTGAGAGCCTTACGACCAAGATAGGCCGCTTGTATTTGGACGAGGCTGAGCCTATCAACCCTAAAGAGGGTGACAAGTGGATGAAGCCTAGTGGTGGATATGCCATCATGTTTGAACGTGTAGACGGTCAATGGATCCGTAAAGTGGACACCGCTGATTTGAATAAAATCATCGAGACCATTACGACTGATGAAGTCATCGCAAAGAAGATTAGTGCTGGTTTGATTCAATCACTAGAAATCAATGCACGACAAATCACAGCAGGCTCTCTCGATTTGAATCGAATCTCAATCACGAATGGCAGCAAGCCAATCATGGAAGTTCGAGATGGCAAAATCTACTTCGATGTTTCAAGTGTCGAGGATTTTAAAAAGCCAATCAAAGAAGTCGAAGCAAAGCTCGAGTTGAAGGCTGACAAGCTCATCACGGAAGACCAATTGAAGCATCTACAAGACCAACAATTGGTGATGATGCAAGAGATGAAAGCGAAAGCGACTCTTGAGACGGTCTTAGAGTGGAAGGCTAAGTATGAAGCATTCGTAAAATCGAACGAATCGGACAGAAAACAAGCCCAAGATGACCTTGTGGCACTCTCTCAACGAATGATTGGGATTCAAAACGACTTAGGCTCTATGACAGCCATTTGGAGCGCTATCGACCGCAACATGAAATTCGGGAATGAAGGGCTCTCGATTGGGAATCCTCAAGGAGATAGCTCGATTCTTGTGTCTGACAATCGAATCTCGATGATGTCTGGTGGACGAGAAGTCATGAGCATTTCTCAAGGGGTTATCCACATTGACAATGGGGTGTTCACTAAATCGATTCAAATTGGCTACTATGTTGAATCTCAATACAATGTGAATCCAAAATTCAACGTAATTCGTTACGTAGGACCGTAGGAAAGGAGGTAAAAGATGGGAATTCAATACTTCGACGGGAACTGGCACACTTATATTCGATATGAAGTGAGTACGCTATCCCAAGACCGTGTGGCGAATACTACGACCGCACGAGTAAGCTTGTACATCGGGAATGACCCCGGTGGATATGAAATCCAATTTGACCCAACCTACGGGGCATACATGGGAGTGCAACTTGCGGGGCAAAACAAGTACTTAAAAATTGAGCACCTATTCATTAAGGGCTCAGAGCGTTCTCTTGGAAGTGTGGACTTCACATTCACACACGATGAAGATGGACAAGCAACACGCAAGATTCTCTTGTGGTCGGGCTCTACGAGTGGCATCAACTATGGTGGATGGTATTTGGGCTCAATCGATACGAGCTTCACACAAACATTCGCCAAAATCCCAAGAATGTCGAAGGTCGCATCCGTATCTGGAACGAGAGAGCTCGGACAAGAGCTCACAGTCACGCTCGACAGAAAGGTCGAATCATTCACGCATCAAGTCTGGTATAAGGTTTGGGGCTCTGATTGGTACGATTTAGGAACAGGACTTGGAACGACAGTCAAATTCACGCCTTCTCCCGAGAACGCAAGAAAGAATGTGAACGTGGCATCGAGTACGTTTGATATTCGTGTCCGCACATTCGATGGTGACAAGCAAATCGGGATTGATGAGTATAGTGTTGGATGGTATATCGGGCTCCCTAGTGGCACACAACCAAGACTCGAGAACATTGAGCTTGTCGATAAGGCGAAAGCAACCAAAGACATCGTGGGCAAGAATACATTCGTTCAAACGTTCTCCGAGATGGTAGGAACATTCAAAGGGATGGAGGGCACTTACGGATCCACAATCAAGACATTCCATGCTGAGGTCGTTGGACAGAAGATGGCAATCACCTCGAATGGTGGCACATTCCAATTCTTCAAAAACTATGGCGATTACAATGTCGAAGCGTATGTCATTGATAGTCGTGGACTCAAGTCCAATGTTGTGACCGTACCAATCAAGGTGCTTCAATACTTCGCTCCAATGCTTTCATTTGAAGCGATTCGAGGTGGTGGAGACCAACAAACGATTGTCGTTCGAAGAACAGCCAAAATTGCACCGCTCATGGTCGATGGAGTGCAAAAGAATCCAATGAGGTTGAAATTCAAAGTAAAACCAGCGTATGACGGATTCTTCACGGATAACGCAGGCGGTGGAGTTGATTCGAAAGTCATCAATTCGCTCACGAATTCGAATTCGGACTTGTTTGGGACATTCGCTGCTGATAAGGCTTGGATTGTGGAAGGAACAATCTCAGATGCTTATGCAAGCTTCACATTCACCGCTCCAATCGTGGGTCCCGAAGAGGTAGTCCAATGTAGGACTCCAAAGGGAACAGGATTCGGAAAGGTATGGGAACGAGGTTCAATCGATGCGAAGGGTGACATCTACTCACACAATGAACTTGTGCAAGTTGGGAGATTGACTCAAATCGATGGTAAGTCCATAAAGATGACAGGATCCGCAAACGACTTGATGAAGACTGGGATGTTCTACTCTCACGGGATGAGCGACCTTCCTTCAAATTTGACGGGCTCTCAATTATATGGATACATCCAAGTGAATACTCATCCAAGTGATGAGAATTATGTGATGCAAACATATACACCATACGATGGGAATGTCATCTATATGAGACGGAAAACGCCTGTCACAGGATGGCATCCATGGGTTCAGTTCACTCCGAGCAATGTACCACTCTTTGGTGAATGGCATGATGCTCCTCTTACAAATGGATGGAGGCACTATGGCGGTAACGAAACGAATGTTCAATATCGCAAAGATTCAGAGGGTAGAATCTATTTGAGGGGTAGTTGTCAAGGTGGGACATATATCAATCGTGGTGGAACGATTTTCATGCTTCCTAAAGAATATAACCCAAAAAAGAAATTCTATATTCGAGCAATTACGGGAGATTATCAAGATTGTTATTTGATTTTATCTCCTGAAGGGGAGCTATATTGTGCTAAAGATAACCAAGTGCAAAGAGATTGGTTATGTTTAGACGGAATTATAATCTAAGGGGGCAAAATTATGAATTTAGAACAAGCAAAAACACGCAAGGCTCAACTTGAGAGAGAGGTTGAAGTCGCAAAAGAAGAAATCTATACATTCTCAATCGACAAGTCGAAGCTTGAGCAGCAAGCTCAAAATCTTCAAGACAAAATCGAATTTAAGAGTCGAGACCTCAACACCAAACAACAAGAAATCAACACTCTGGCAACAGCAATCGAGGTCATGGAACGATGAATCCATTCTTCTCCGATGCGGTCGTAATCGCTGCGATAGGCGGTGTTGTGAGCTTGATTACGACTAGAATATCAACCCAATCCAAGAAACAAACAAATGAAATTTTGAATCGATTGGATGGAGTGACTGAACAAATCCAAGATGTGAGAATGAATGTTCAGAAAGTTGAGAGCATCGGAAACGACAATCGAGAAGGTATTCGAACCACAGCGAGATTCAGACTATACGACACAATGTCAAGAGCCATCGAACGTGGATGGACAACAGTCGATGAAGCTCGTGAGATTGGCAAATTATACCAAGCGTATGTGAATTTAGGAGGGAATGGAGAAATCCATGACCTACATGAAATCTTCTTGAGATTACCAATAAAAACGAAAACAGAAATCAAACAATTAAGAGAGGATGTTTAAATATGGAACAATTACAAGCAACAATCATCAATGGAATCGTGAGCATTTTAGTCGTGTTAGTAGGATTAGCATTCACAGGATTGAAGGGCTTCATCCAAACTAAAGCGGCAGAATTGAAAGCCAAAACAGATGCTAAGAACTACGAGCTTGCAAAATCAATCACTCACACGGTCGTGAATGCGGTGGAACAAATCTTCCGAGATGTTCAAAACGCAAGTCAAGACAAGTTTCAAGCAGCATTCGACAATGTAACGAAAGAGCTTGAAAAAGCTGGAATTAATTTGGATGATGAATCCAAGAGAGTATTGATTGAATCTGTCGTGAATGGATTCAACGAATTGAAAAAGATTGAAGGATAAGAACACGGATCCACAGAGGGCTCATTGCGAGTCCTCTTTTTATTTGAAGGAAGGAGGAGCGTATGGAAAAAGTAATCAAAAGACATTTGAGCATTACATCAGCCAATCGAGTCGTTGAGAATTTAAACAATGAAATATACAGCAAAGACAAAGGCACAGCAACATTCAAGTTCACTACCGATGAACTAACAGCTTCAAAAGTTCTTTGCTTGTTTTATTTCAAATACACAAAACGATACAAAACAATTGAGGCAACAATCTCAGAAAATACAATCACAATCCCATTCGATAGCTCACTAATCACTACGGATGAACCTGTTGTGGGATATATCTATTTTGAGAAGGTAGAGAAATCAACGGATGTTTACTCATTCTTATTCAATGTACGTGTTAGTGAAATTGATAAGGCTCAAGAAACACCACTAATCGAACGAACAACAGGGCGGATTGTTGATGTTGAGAACGTTGTAACCAAACAAGAATTGGATGCACTTTTCAACAAAATCAAAGAACAAGGTGGAACGTATGATGATAGTGGATTGCGTGGCGAGATTTCGCAAATCACTGGCAAAATTGAGGCTTTAGAGCAAAAGACGGATAAAGACACCATCTACAACGATGAGCCCTTAAAACGCCGATTAGAAGCCTTAGAGAGCAAGCCCGAAATCGACACGAGCAACTTCGCAACTAAACAGGAACTACAAAATATTGCCTTAACACCCGGACCGAAAGGAGATAAGGGTGAAACTGGTGAACGTGGACCGATAGGACCGATAGGACCGCAAGGATTGACGGGACCAAGAGGGGCAGACGGTCAGCAAGGCTTACAAGGTATCCAAGGAGAACGTGGACGAGATGGAGAACCCGGACCTAAAGGTGACCGTGGCGAACAAGGTCAAAAAGGGGATACAGGCGAACGAGGTCCGCAAGGGTTACAAGGGGCAACGGGTCCTAAAGGCGAGAACGGTCGAGATGGTCGAGATGGCGTGGGTATTCCACAAAAATTAAGCATCGCTGGGAACGTTGTGACTCTGTCTGATGGGGGTGGAAGCATCACACTCCCAACTACCACAGCAACACCAAGTGGCACTCCCGGTCAAGTTCATGAATATGAAATCCATGGGACAGGAATGCCAAATGGAAAAGTAACCGCTCCTGTTGGGACGACATACGTTGACACAGCAGTCACAAACGGTGCTCTTAAATGGATTAAGAGACGAGGAAACGACAATCAAGGATGGGAAGTCTTGACGGGCGATACTGGTTGGCGTACACTTCCAATCGTTTCAAAGTTGGGCGGTTCATTCTTAAAAATTCGCAGAAAAAACGACACGATTATATACCAATTTGGCGGTTTAAGTTGGGGTTGGTTCGGTGTTATTCGTAGAGGCGGTGCAGGTTATCAAGTTCAAGGGTCAGACCGTGAACGAAATTGTTACATTTTAGGTTTAAATGGCGTTCCTCAAGGATTTCGCTCTGAGGCTTCCCTCATTGGAGGAATATACAACGACAAGGGAATACCATATGGAACGTGGTATTTGGGAGGGGCTGGAGACAGTAACATGTTACGCTTCCAATTTATCGACCCCGTTCCAACAGACCGAGACATCGGAGACATCCGAGTGAGCTTGATTACGTATTTAACAAGCGAGCCTTGGCCGGTAACATTACCATAATTTAAGGAGGAATATATAAATGGCAACAGTTAGAGAAGTACTTGATTTTATTGTGTATTTAGCAAAAATCGGAAGTGGTGTTGATAACGACCAAATGTATGGATTCCAATGTGCGGACATCCCTGCTTATATCTCATACCACTATTTCGGGAAGTGGCTTTGGGGAAACGCTATTGACCTGCTAAATTCAGCAAAAGCACAAGGTTTTGATGTAATTTATGAAGGCGATGGAGTCATTGCAAAGGCTGGCGACATCTTTGTGATGGAGGTCCCGGGCAGCCCTTACGGTCACACAGGAATCGTCATTGAAGATTCTGATGGCTATACACTAAAGACCATCGAGCAAAATATCGATGGAAACTGGGACTTCCTTGAGGTGGGTGGTCCCGCTCGATTCAACACTCGCTCATACGCTGGGATGGTTGGATATATTCGATTCCCTTATGGATCCGATACGAGCACACCTGTTCAACGAGAAGGATGGATTCAAGATTCTGTTGGTTGGTACTTCAAGAATCAAGATGGAACGTATCCATTCAATGCTTGGAAGAATATTGATGGGAACTGGTTTAGATTCAATTCTGATGGCTACGCTCTTGAGAATACTTGGTTCAAGGACGATGAGGGCTTCTGGTATTGGTTAAAACCCGGAGGTTACATGGCTATCGGATGGCATAAGATTGGGGGCAAGTGGTACTTCTTCAACGAGGTTGGAGAGATGAAGACAGGTTGGATTCGCTACTTCGACAAGTGGTACTATTGCACTGAGTCCAATGGTGACATGGTATCTAAAGAAGTTCGCAAGATTGGTGATGCGTACTACTATTTCAACGAGAATGGAGAGATGCTCGAAAAAGCATCGGTTCGTGTTGATGAAAGTGGTGCGATTCACTTCGAAGAATAAACAATGAGCCTACCTTTCGGGGTAGGCTTTTTTATTTTGGGGGCAAAATGGGGGCAAAAAAATCGCTTGGGTCATCATTAGGTGTTCTTTATTCGACTTGTGAAGCTTTCGAAAACACTATAATAACAACAAAAACACGTTTCTTGGATTTTCTTGAATGTCCTATACACCATCCGTAACTTACGTGGTAAAGCAGCACGTATCCAAGAACGTCGTCGTTAATAGAAACATCAAAAGAGATTGGCTTTGGCCAGTCTCTTTTTTTACGAAAAATTTTTTTAGAATAACTCTAAGATATCGCTTGACATATGAATGGATATTCATGTATTATGGCTATAAGAAGAAATAGTAAGGAGAGATATCATGGGTTTAAAAGAACAATTTCATAAAATTAAACATCTATTTAATAAAGAAAAATCTCATGAAGGAGAGACATGCCAAGATCATTACTTGCATCACGAAGACCACGACCACGAACATGGACATGGTCACGGTCATGACCATGATGATAGTAAAGCAGTCATCTTTTATATTGTAGGACTAGTGCTATACATTATTGGGATGGTTCTTCATTTTATGGGGAACGGGTTTTCGAATATTTTATTCGTTTTAACAGTATTCTTATCTGGTTACCATGTAATAATGGAAGGGATTGAAGATACGATTGAGCGTAGTAAAAAGAAAGGGAAGTTCCAACCGAATGTGCATATCTTAATGACGCTTGCGGCTGTGGGAGCTGTGCTTATTGGGAATGCAGAAGAAGGAGCTTTACTGATTTTGATTTTTGCAGGAGCTCACTTCCTTGAAGAATATGTAGAAGAGAAAAGCCGTAAGTCGCTAACGGCATTATTACAAATGAATCCAACGCAAGCTCGCCTTATTCAAGAAAATGGGGAAGTCGTTGTCGTTGAAGTAACAGACTTAAAAATTGGGGATACATTAGAAGTATTACATGGCGACCAAGTACCAATCGATGGCGTCATTACAAAAGGCTTAACTTCGATTGATGAAGCAACCATTACAGGTGAAAGCATGCCTCGTTCAAAAGGAGAAGGCGATTCAGTATTTGCAAGTACTGTCAATATTTCTAATCGCTTTGAAATGCAAGTAACTGCAGAAAGTTCAGATACTGTCTTTGCGAAAATTATGAAGGTTGTTGAAAATGCGCAACATTCAATGAATAAACAAGCAACCTTTATCCAAAAGATTGAACCAATTTATGTTAATATCGTATTAATTATTTGGCCAATTTTCCTATTATTTGGATATTTCTTAATGGGATGGGATTTAAACACGACACTTTACCGTGGAATGGTATACCTCATTGGGGTGTCTCCATGTGCGTTAGCAGCAAGTGCAGTACCAGCAACTTTAGCAGCGATGTCTCGTTTATCTAAAATGGGTATTTTAGCGAAAGGTGGAGCAGCCATCTCTCAATTGCAAGAATTACGTGTCATTTCATTTGATAAGACTGGAACGTTAACAAAAGGAACTCCTGATTTAACGGATTACTGGTTTGAAGATGAAGCGATTATTCCTGCTATTGTAGCAATGGAAAAACAATCAACACATCCTCTAGCAGAAGCTGTACTTCGTAAATTTAGTGAAGCACCAGTTTTAGATGAAGAAATTGAAGTAGAAGTACTTGTAGGACAAGGAGTACGTTCTGTTGTTAGCGGTGAAGAAATCCAAATCATGAAACCACTAGATACCGTCAACCGTTCGGCAGAAGTTTCTTCTCGTATGCAAGAATGGGCAAGCGAAGGCAAGACGGTTGTAACAGTTGTTAAAGACAATACGATTGTTGGGTTAATGGCGTTTATGGACCTTCCAAACGAAGCCTCAAAAGCAGTACTCGATTACTTCAAGAGCCAAATGGTGCATACAACAATGATTACAGGGGATTCAAGAGAAACTGCTGAAATGATTGGTATGAAACTTGGCGTTCAAGAAGTAGTGGCAAATGTATTACCAGAAGAAAAATTAGAAAAGATAGAGTCTCAAAAAGAACGCTATGGCTTAACAGCGATGGTAGGGGACGGCGTGAATGATGCGCCAGCGCTTGCGACTGCTGACATCGGTATTGCGATGGGAAATGGGACAGATATTGCGATTGAAACAAGTGATATCGTCATTATGAAAAACGACTTACAAAAGCTCGTTTCGGCTCATAAGATTAGTAAGAAATTACATCGTGTCATTTTAGAAAATATGATTTTTGCGATGTCAGTTGTTGTATTATTGTTAATCCTTAACTTCTTTGGATTAACGAACATCGGTTGGGGAGTTGTATTACATGAAGGAAGTACGATTTTAGTACTCTTAAATGGATTACGATTACTTGCACCTATAGAAGAATAAATGAAAAAGCAGAACAAGGACGCAGAGAAATAAGATTGTCCAAGTTCTGCTTTTTTGCAGTTGTAATCACGCTTGATCAAAACAAACGCGGTATGAATCGCCGGTTGGAATAAGTTCTAGCGGAACATTTGTCCGATAAATACTATATTCAGGGAATTGCTCTAAAAACATTACGAAGTTATTAGGGTAAATACTCAACATCTTCGTAAAAACATTATCTTGATCAATGATGACCGTTTTAATCTCACTGACATCTTTTACCCAAGGTGTCTCCACATGGAAATAACTTCCCGGTGCAATATGGTACTCATATTTTAAAATTGTGATTGATTGGTCTAACAT